ACCACCACCCATATCCATACCACCTCCTTCTCCAGGATTTTCACCACCTAACGCACCCGCAGCTTCAAGTTTTTCTCTTTCTTCCTCAGGGATTCCGTATTTAGAATCAACCTCATCGAACACACCTGATCGTTTGATAATATTTTGAGTGTTAGTTAATTCAAAACCTATAGCTCTTTCTAAACGTTGTTGTTGTAAATCAAGTACGACTTCACTGTCACTAAATCCTAAAATATTCTTCTTTGCCCATGTATGCGACACCGGCAAGATACCAACTTGAGACTGGTCAGAAGTCGCATCTTTGTAAAGTGTTACCTTTTCCTTCCACTGCTCTAGTCTTAACAAATCAGACTGTGCTGACGGGTTAGTTAATGATAAAGTAAAATTATTCAATTCATCTTCCATACCTAAAAGATATAAATGAATTAATGCAACTTTATTTAACTCTTGTATTAATGATTTTTGTATTTTATTAATTGTCCTTGCAAAACGGATATCCATTAATGCAAGATTCTTTCCATCACCAACCACTTCTTCAAATCCTAAAAATGCTTTAGGAATACGAAGTGCTGCTAACATTTTCTTTTGGATATATTCAATATCCGCAATTTCACCTAAGTTTTGTGCTCCAGGTAAAGTTTCAATTGGCATTGTTTGAGACGCATCACGAACAGGAACAAAATAATCTTGGTCAACTGCCATTTGATTGTATCTCATATCCACCTGACCATTACGTGGGTCGGCTATTGGACTACGTTTAAATTTATTTGCAACTTTTTGTACGTAAGATTCAATATCTTTATCGTCCATATTACCAACAAATATTTTAAACACACGTCTTTCAGGTGCTCTTGATGTTCTATAGATTAACATTGCATCTTCAGCAAGTAAAAGTTGTTTCCAAATTCTTCTAATCTTATCTAACATAGAAGTTCCGTAAGGAAGTTTTCTATCATCACCTAATAATCTAAAGTGAGCAACTTCCCATGCTTGGAATTCCAAATCTTTATTTTTCCATTGGAATCTTAATTCTCTTGTTGGAACTTTAATATCGTGAGGTCCTGCGGTTTTTGTTCCAGCACCTTCAATTCTTTCAATTTCAATATTTGGTAATTGTTGAACACCAACAATACCTTTTTCAGGGTCTATCTTTAAATAAACAAAATCATCACCGTACTTAGACATACCACGAGCCCACATTTGTAGGTTAGTATTGATATCCATTTTTGTGTGGAATAAATCTTGAAGTATTGATTTAATTCTATCTGATTCAGAATATATAGTAAGGATTTCACCCTTTTCTGACATTGTAGTTGATTCTTCAGCATATATATCTAACGCCGCTGAAACTTCAGGAGTAAACTCCATAGATTCATAGTCGTAGTATGCTGCCATTCTATTCGGTTCATAATAAACCGATTGATTATAAAGAGATTGATCTAATTTTGTCCACTTGTCAGCAATGTATTGACTCTGTTGAGCCTGTAACATTGCTTTTTCATAATCTTCTTTACTATCCGTTTTTAATAATTCATCTTTGTTGAAATTAAATGATGGTGCCTGATCAGCTTTAACTTGACCCGGAAAACCAAACATTCTTGTTAGTTTCTGAAAGACGGTAGGATTTTGATTTGCCATTCTATATAAATACTTTTCTTTATAATATAAACTAAATATTTGGTATTTGGAATATTATTTACTCCTTCCAAATAACCACATATGTTCTTTATATGCGTCTTTAGGTACGTTCGTTGGGTTGTCTTTGTGATAAATGTCGTTAGTGTCCATACCCATAGCCCCTATTTGGTCAAAAGATGAACCATAAGAATAATGAGTTTTAGCGGGTTCGTAAGTTCTTTCAGACATAACCCACGAATCTATCATTGCTTTATTTTTTGAATCACTTTTCTGTAATTGACTGAATGAAATATCACCAGCATATAATGCCATAGACATACTCATAATTGAGTCATCGTGCATTCCTTTCATATGGTCAGGTCTTCCATTTAAATAAACAAAGGTATTAAGTTCGTTTAATAATCTACTAGACCTTACTAAAAATCCTTTTCTAAGTTGTTCTTCAAAGGCTGCAACGATTTGAGTTCTTTTATTGTTAAAACTAATCCCCGGTATTTTATCTAAAGCCTTTTTATTATATTCCCAAATGTTCTGTGTGTTAATACCGTCAATGAATAAACTTTTATAATTCATTTCTTGTAACTTTCTTGATGTTGCAACCCCCATACCACCCGTGATATCAATTACAATAAAAGCATCATATAAGATACCCCATTTGTATGCGATATTTGCCAAATCATCTGGAGGTATTTTACCAATATACTCAACAACTTGTTCTCTATCGTCAAAATCAATAATGTTAATTGATGAAAAGTCCTCACTATCCCCTCTACTAACGTCCACACCCATAATATAACGATGTCCCTCAATTGGTTCTTTCCATTGCCAGAAAGTACCTTGCATGTACTTTTCTTTAGGTATGCGAATCATATTCTTTGCAATATTTTCTTGAATATCACCAGGAATAACTCCGTCTCCTGAACCTAAGAAATCACATTCCAACTCCTGTGCAATCTTACGTCTATCATATTTGAATTTCTTAGACATTGATTCAAACCAAGATGAAAATGGTTTATAACCATCCTCCATTAGTTTATTATACTCTTTCATATCAAAGTCATGTAAAACAACTTCATCATCATTATATTGTTCTCTATTCAACATGTAATGACAGATATCTTGACATTTAATCCAACGTAAATCTTTGGTGTAACGAGGGTCTTTAAACCATCTTAAATCGGTTATATGGAAATCATTGATTCCACGTAATGCTTGGTCGTAAACACCGTAATAGATGGGGTCATAACCATTTGGAGTGGAGATAAGAATAATCTTACCACCCGTTGATAGGGACGCCATAGATGCTGCCCAAAAATCATCACCTGCTTCAATATATGCTGCCTCATCAAATACAAGTATGGTAGGTGTATAACCACGAAGGGCATCCGCTGAAGTTGCAACCGCCTTAACCTCACAACCATTATTTAATCTAAATCTACTCTCTGAGTTTTTATCAGGTGAGAACCCAACATTTAACCATTCAGGCCATTGTTCCAAGAAGTGTCTAACCTTATTAGCCATCTCCACCGCAGTATCACGTTTGTTTGCAATAAGTAGAACTCTCTCAGGATTATCGGGTTTTGCTAATTGTAATTTTTTTGATAACCATGCGGCCGTTACTGTTGTTACACCCGCCTGTCTATATTTTCTTGTAATGTTTTCGTTGTAATCTTCGTAGTCCTTTATTAGTTGAATTTGATCTTCAAACAGGTCCATTGGGACATACTTCTTCTGTGTATTATCGAATGTTTGTAAATACGTTCTAAGTGCATACGGAGTATCTTTTATAATCTTTGCATACTCAATTAATTGTTCCGTTCTGGTATTCATATATGTATAAATACAAAAAAAGGTGGTTATTGTAAACCACCTTTGTATTATTTCGTAGGTCTGTCTAACCCTAACTCGTCAAATAGACTGTCATCATCATCTTCTTCATCATTACCACCACTTGGTAAATCAACACCTAAATTATTTAAAAAACCCTTTAATTCATCGTTATCAGTTTCATCACTTATACCTGTTAAGTCCTCGTCAAATTCCGCCATCGTTTGTTCGTAATCGTAATTGTTGATGTCCTCTTCAATTGCACGAACCAATGTTTCCATTAAACGATTTCCATTCTCAGAATTAGAAACTATTTCTTTCATGAATACTAAGAATTCCTTTGCTGGTTTTTTGAATATATGTTGGAATACCATTAATTGAATAATTCCTTTATCTTCATCTGTCAATACATCTTCAGGGAATTTAGATCTAATTCTATCCCAAATTGCAGGTCCTAAACGTAAATCCCACATTTCTTTTTCCAATGTATCTTCACTATCTTCAATTGCTGTAAAGTCTTCTTCATTACCTTCTTCATCTCTTTTTCTACCTTGTAATGCAACTAACTCTAAAGTTCCTTTAATCAATTCGTGTATTAAAACTGGAAAGTTTACTGCTCTTGCTTTAACTGTCGGTGGATCAGTTTGTCTATCAACATCTTCTCTACCTGCAATATTACCAGCTTGACCCATTGCTTTCATGGTATCATTAGGTAATTGCCAATATAATGCGTCGTTTACTGACATCATAATTCCGTAAAGACCAACAAGCCTGTCGTTACCAACAATTTGACTAATTCTCTCTTCAGCGTAATGATACATGTAATGACCTCTTTTAGATGCACCTTGTATAATTGTATTTATAAATCTTCTTTTTGCTTTTTCTAAGTCAAGTTTCTCTAAATCATTAACGATTTCAATTTCGTTACCAAAATTCATTTCTTCTTCACCACCTTCTTCTTCACCACCTTCTTCTTCACCACCTTCTTCTTCACCTTCTTGGTCGTGATTAAAATCTTCAGGGTTAAATTCCCCCATACCAATAATTTTTGCATCATATTGAACTGACCCTTCAGGAAT